TGGGTTGTTAACTCTAACACGTCTGTAATAACGGTTAGCATTAGCAGTTAGAGCACCTTGACCTTGGGTTAGACCCTCTGCGAATGGGTTTGCGACCATTCCGTAACGAGTCTTGAATCCAATTTTTGGTTGGAAGGTGTCTTGTCCTACAGCTCTGACCATCTGTAATGGCACGTAAGGGCAGTAGAATAATCCTGCGTCATATGCAGAGCTACCTTTGTATCCAGAAACATAGAAGTGAGCGTCACTTACGTTTGCTGAATAAGGGTCAACATAGACCTTAATGCGTCCGTTTAGGGTTCCAACAAGAGTAGAAGAGTTATCATCTACGTTTCCTAGTCCTCCTACAGCACCATTGATGCCAGAAGAGTAGTCGAGAACTCCAGCCATAGAGAGAGCAGATGCCACATCAGCAGAGCAGATGAGGATGTTGCCCTTCCCACGACGAGTTTCATGCCCGATGGCATTCATGTCTCTTTCGATTTGGAAAAGTAGTCCCTTAAACTTTTCAACTGACCATCTTCCGTTTGAGTCAACGTCGAGGTCAAAAACACCAGCTGTTGCTGTGTTATTCTGTGCACCTGGGCGAGCGATCTTGTAGACTGTTCTTACAACTTCACGGTTGATTTCAGCAAGTACCTCTGTTGAGAGGATGTTTGCCAATTCAGACTCAGCGTCTAGTCCGTGAACTGCCTTCAAGTCTTGAGCAAGCTCTAAACTGTACTCAGCTTTCAAAGCACGTGACTTAGCAGTAACAGTAACCTTCTCAATCGAGAATCCCATCTCGTTGAAGTGGTTGCCAGCTGCGTCACCTAATGCTTCAGACTGAGCAGTAGTCATACCCTGACCACCGATGGTGTATTGTCCTGCACCGTCAGTTAGTAGACCTGGGTTGCTTCCTGTCTGAGTATTAGAAGCAAGACTGTTGCCACTGTTCTCAGATGAATGCTCGGTATCAACTTCGTTGAAGAATGTTTCAACTGCACTGTTGTTGATATCTCTGTTTGTGCCTTTTGTGGATCTCATTGCAAAGATAAGTCCAGTAGGACCTGTCATTGGTTGAACTCCGCAAATGTCGTAAGCGATTAGCTTAGGCATACTACGACGGATTAATGAAATTAGAACTGGGTCGAAACCTGCAACAGGACCTGTAGCGGTGCTACTTCCTGAGTAACCAGTACCACCAAGTGAGTTGGTAGGTGCTGCTTCAGTTACGAGACCTCTCTCTTCTTTCAAAAATCTTTCTTGGTTCTCCAGGAGGACTGATGTTACCGCTTTTCTATAGGTATCCTTAATAGGATCGAGCTCAGAATGCTCTAGAATTGGGTCCCACTTTTCCTGAAGTGCTTCTGCGTTAAACATTGTTAACTGACTCCGTAAGAAATAGATTGTGGATTATTTGCCCCATCTTGCAATGGCTTGTGCGTATGCTTCCATAGCAGTGCCTTGCTCAGGTGCGTTCTCTACTTGGACATCCTCAGTGACAGTTGTCTTCTCAGGCTTTGTAGAGAAATAGGATTCACGTAGTGTAGAAACCTTCGTGCGGAAGGATTCTTCATCGACAAACTCAACAGCTTCTGCTAGAGAAATAAGTTTCTCTTTCTGAGAGAGACTTAAGCCCTCTGCAATCTCTGTCACAATCCCATTCTTAATATAGCCGCCAACCTGCTTAGACAGACCAACGTTTTCTTCAATTGATTCGTTGAGTTTAGACTCCATATTATTAAGCTGACTCTGTAGATCATCTACGAAATCAACTTTCTCATCGGGAATTTCAATGTAATTCTCGACGAAAACTTGCTTAAGACCTTTAAGTACTGACTCTCCCATCTCTGCCTTAATACCTGCTTCAACTTGGAGGTGATTCTTCTTCATCCATGCTTCTACAGCGTATGTAAGGTACTCATCTACCTTCTCAGAGAGGTCTGTCTTTACAGTCTCAATTTCTTCTTCTAGTGCCTTTGCATAGTCTACATGCATGCGGTCTAGTTCTTCATTAAGGCGAGATACTACTGCTGCTTCAAAGATAGTTTTTGCTTTCTCTTTGAATTCTTCTGATAGTTCTTCACCTTCAGTAAGTGCAGCTACGTCAGCAGATAAGTCTACCTCAATAGTTCTTTCTTCCTCTGTTTGAGGATCTTCGGCAATCACGTCACCTTCTGGTTCGTGTCCTGCTTTTACATCACCCTTATCACTAAATTCTGCCTTCTGTGCGGAAGCATCAGATGGTTTAGTTGTAGGTGCTTGGGCGTTTCCACCTGCGATAGTTTTGTATTTGTTACTATCATCTGTTGGTTTGGAATTAAAAGGTGTAGGTCCACCTAAATCTTGTGCTCCACCAAGACGAGACTGATCACCTTCAAGCTTTCCTTGAGGGTCTGCGGGCTTCGCTCCTGCGGTTACACTTGATTCATCCAGAGTTTTAGTATTCTCTTCTGACATTAGAAGTCTCCTTGCGACAAAATGCGATTGCTATAGATTATTTAGACAACCAGATATTTACAGTGATGAAATATACTGGTTTAATGCGGAAAGTTTTACCTCTTCCATTTGATTTAGTGCAGCATTATCAATTCTTTTCTTGATTTGCTCCACTGTTTGCTCTTGAACAGCTCCATTATTATAGATCCATTCCTTACCTTCCATGATACCATTGACAAAAGCGTCAGGTGCGGAAGGATCAGCAACAATATCTGCTGCTGTGGCGAGCATAAAGTCATCCATGACGACTTTAATACCATCTTTTTCTCTTATGGTACCTAAACCACGTGACGATACACCTAGTTTGACACCTTCATCGATAAGATTCTTGGCAATGTTTCCCATTGGTGTATCCAATAGTCTTGCCTTACCAACATAGTTATTACCTTCTTGCTTAAGAGAAGTAATTAGATGTGACACTCTATCTAGGTTGATAGTTGGACCATCTGGGTGACCTAACTCACCAAGTGCACGACCTTTCTCGATGTACTTAGTGTTGTAGTTAGCTGCTTCACGTTGTAAAGTCGAGATAGGATACATCCGACCATTGCGGTTTTTGATTTCGCCTTGCAAAAATACACCCTCGATAAAATGGTTCTTCTTACCATTCTTACCTTCGGTGATTGTTACCTTAGCGGTTTCAATTTCCTCCCTGATCAGTTTCATCTTTTGGTTCCTCGGTTTCGGTTTCAGTTTCAGCAGATGCTTCGGGTGATGCATCCTCAGGTTGCTCGGTGTTTTCAGGACCGTCTTCCTGTGGTTTGAACATAGTTTTACCAATCTCTTTCTTCTGTGTCTCTATGGCATCTAATGCTTTATCATTCATACCTTGGACAACATAATCAGAAAGATCTTTCTTACCCGCAAAAAGTGCGTTAACTATATCTCGTGCTGCTTGTGTTGGCATAATGTTACTTATCAATATTACTATTTAGATATCTCCTTTTTTATAATCCGCAGGACTAATACCTAAGGTTGCGGGATCTGGTTCTGGAGGTTGTAATGCCATCTCCATCTGTTCTACTTCAAGTTTTTGAAGCTCAACAGGTGAAACTAACTTACCCTCTGCTATTTCTGCATCCATCTGTGCTTGAATCTCATTGTATTCAACCTCAGTCTGACGTAACACATGCCTACGCATGTATTCTATAGAGAAATATTTACCAGTTAGCGGATCCATTTGAGCGACTAGATTCATACGCTCATTCATGATCTCCTGCTCTTTCAACTCAGCAAAGTAGTTGTCAGCAATGAAATCAAACTGGATGTGCTCCTTAACTAAGTCCCACTCATCAAGAGTTAGGACACCTTTAAGACAAATTTGTGTCTTAAGTAGGTCAAGGAATAGGTCAGAGAATCTCTTACGAAGTCTGGTTACAAACTTTTGGAATTTAACTTCATCACGTGTGATTTCTGCACTACGTCCTACATTAAAGGAGCTGTCAGATTCTAAACGTGACTCAGGTACATTCAATGCACGGTAGAGTTTCTTCTGGAAGTACTTAATATCTTCTAATTCACCTAGGTTTTGTCCACCTGGTAGAGTAGAAATTTCTGTACCTCTTCCACCCTCACGTCTTGGTAGCCAGAAGTCTTCTAGCATAGACATGAATTTCTTATCGTCTCTTATTTCACCAGTGTCAGCGTTATATACTAACTTATTCCTATAGCGAGACATAAC